TGTATCCGTAATTTGCTGTACTAATTGTTCCTATACCTGTAAAGATAGTCGAACCTGCAGTTGCAAATCCTTTACCATTCAAATATGTAATTGTTGTATTGGTAGAAGTTTGTGGAATTCTACCTGTCAATGCCGTACCTGTTGTTGTGTTTTGTGCAGTTGCCGTTACTGAACTTAATGTTCTTGTATTCGGTGATGCATCCGGTGCTGACGATGATAATAAACCTGCAACAAATCTTAAAATTTCAGATACATTTGTTTCTGAACTAAAGTTATTAAAATAAGAACCATTCAAACTAGTTTGCCATGCGTTTGAAGTTGGAATACCAACCGTTACGTTATCTGGATTAATTGTTCCACTTACATTTAAACTACCTGTAATTTCTATATTATTAGTCGTTGCGAAAATTGAACCCGTTGCTTTGAATATACCAGATGATGCAATACTTTGATTTAATGTAGTAATTGAAGTTGCTACTGAACCTGAAAAAGTTCCAATGTTACCTGTTAAATCAATTGCTTCGTTTACATCCGAACCCAATAGATATAGGGTTTGACTTCCACTTGCATAATAAGGTACACCATCAACCATTCCGTTGTAAGTAGAACCACTAAATATATTAGGAGCATTTGTACCTCTTAAAATTCTATTTACTGCTCTTACCGAACCACTTTCTACTACTGCGAATAAGATTGATGAACCATTAGTAGTTGTAAGATTGGATGAGCCAGATGCAATTACAATTTCACCTTTTTGTAGTGAACCGGTAACTGTAGATAATCTTTCTAAACTACCACGTCTGTGCTTAATTATTTGTGCCATATTTTATTTTAAATTATTCTCGGATTTTGGAGTATTCCCATATAAATATGTGATTTACATAGAATAAATTCATTAAGTAATATATTTCTTATTATAATATTACCATTCACCCTGGTCAATAATATCAGCTTGTGTATTACCAACATTATCATATGGTTCGGATGGAGGATTTCCTGCTGAACCTGTTTCACCATTCACCCAAATTTGACCGGCAACATTGAATTGAGAACCACTTATTGTAATATCTGCATCTACAACTGCCAATGCTCCACTTACTATTAATGAGTATGCATCTCCGGTTGTACCCAATGTTAAATTATTAATAACACTTCCATCTAATTGACGAGATGATGTAATTACATTTTCAGTATTTAATTTTGCTTTAATTGTTAATCCAATTGAAGATGTAAATGCACTTAATGAAGAACTTATTAAACTTAAACTTGTACTTACCGATGAACTTAAATTTATTACTGATAATGCACTTCCACTTAATGTAGCTGCTATTGAAGCTGATATTAAAGTTTGTGATGATGATACTGACGCACTTACAACTGAAACTTCTAAATCTGTTGCTAATTCATTATATCCAATTGTTCCACTAATGTATATTTGAGATGAACCAGATACAACCCCAGCTGGTAAAGTTGCTCCTACATTATTTGTTATAATATCTATAATAGATTGAGAAAATGTAGTTTGTATAGATTCTGAAACAATTTGATTTACAGAAGCACTAAAATCTGTACCAACCGATGCTGCAGTTGTTAATGCAGAACTACTCTCTATTTGTTTTAATCTTATTAAGTTTGCCATATCCTATAAATATCTTTTATTCTTTTAACTTACCCATAACATAAATATCATTTATAGTTACATTATCGTAATCTATATATTCTTCATTTAAAGTTATTACTACGTTATTTCCAACTTCTTTTATTGTATAGTTTCCTGGAATATGTAAACCAAATACCAATACTTCAAAATTATTAGGTGATGCTCCTTCTGTTCCATAATCTAAACTGACATTGTATATCGTTAATGTATTTAAATTATTATCAAATACATCAACATTTCTTTGTACATATCTTGCACTGTGTTCTAATATTTCTTGATGAAAATCCGATATAGTTGTTTTGTTATTTACTAATTTAATTGGATTTGGATTGGAACGGGTTTTGGATTGAAATTTTGTTGGAATTGAAGTGTCAAATGATGTATTATAATTATATGTTATTGATGCACTTAATTCTAACATTGCTTGTGAGGATGATAATGGATTACCATTTATATCTCGACCATCAAATGAAGATGATAAAGATGTTTGGGTTTGATAATCTTCCAATAAGTTATCCAAATAACCGGAACCTGACAAATTATTTAAATTAATTTGCTGTATTACTCTATTAAGTTTTCTTGTATTTGAATTAAATTGTTTAAGCATATTGTTCTATATCTCCTTTTACTTCAATATAATCATCATCATCCAAATTAAATTCAAAATTAGATTTTATAAATTTAATCAATAAACCACTTCCACCTTCTTCAACTATATAATCCGTTCCACTTATTGCCTGTGTATTAAGATAAACTTGTAATCTATCTTGTGTAGTTCTATATTGGATTTCTCTTAATATATCTACAAATCTCCAACCCGTAGCTTCATAAATCCAATAAGTAGAATTTGTTAAATCTTTTGGACTTAAAACTGCTTTACCAGGGTTTCTACTGATTTTTTGTGTTATATCTAATAAACTTCTTTTCATTATACAATATCAATAAATTTACCTATAATAGTAACTTCATCGGTACTGGTTACACTAAATCCTAAAGAACCTGTTAAGAATTGTAATGATAATGATGTACTATTTACAGACCCGGTAATGTGTGTATTCCAATAATATCTAACACCATTTATATATGTTTTAACATCATATTGATTTCCACTATAAGTTATTCCTGCTGTAACTACTGATGATAATTGTGGAGGTGCTTGTATTAATTTTATATCATTGAAAGATGCGGAGTTTGGTGTTGTTATTGAACCCGTCATACTATTATTTAAAGATAAAAAGTCAATTAAATCTTTATTATCGTAGTATGGTGATGGTGTTGTTAATAAACCTTCTAATCTACCATTTCCAGTTACATCGGTTTCCGTTGATACTACTACTCTTTTTGTAGACATTGATTTTTTAATAGTATTTTCTCCGTCAAATTTCTCTGGAAGTAAATATGCTTTAACATTCAAAGTAAATTCGACTCTATTAATTCTTTCAGTACCTTCTCCAACTTCGTTTATTACATTATAGTCCGAAACAGATGTTCTAAATTTGAAATGGTCTTTATCTCCCCAATATGATGATGCGTAATTTAATTGTTCTATAACTGAATTTAATTGTTCTGTAAAATTAGTCCAAACCATACACTCATAATTTAACTCAACATATTCTGGCATTGTTATATTATAAATTTCATATTTTGGTTTTACATTTGAACCTAATAATGTAAATCTATCGTATCTATTATCTTTTGAATATTTTGTAACACCGGAATAAGATACATGTCTATTTAACATTGGCATCGTTTCATCTTTTGCAATAGATGTTCTTCGTATCATCATAAGTGGTAATTGTATTTTACCCTTATTGTCTCTATAAACACCCTGTCTCCTTGCACCTACCCATCTTTCGGAATTACCATATATAACAGGAATTTTTAATACCTTTCCATTGTCATCTAATGGTGGTAAAAGTGTATCTTCCAAATAAGACATCATCGCATAGTCAATGTCAAACAGAGTTATACTTTGCTTTAAGTCTCCTTTTGCGGACTTGATTTGTTTTGCTCTATTTAAATCAGCTTTTAGTGGATTTGTAGACATATTATTTTATTCTTTCTTCAATGTTTAATGCAGATTTAGATACCATAAATGTCTCACAAACAATACTAAAATTATTGTCAGGACTTCCACCTATAAATTGAATTTCATTTGTATTGTCAATTTCATAATAAGATGTGTCAAAAAATATAATATCACCTACTTCTGGATACACATCTTTCTCCTCACACATTATTCTATCTAATTTAAATGTTATATTTTGTTGCATGTCAGGACCAAAACCTTCATATACAATATCTTCAGGACTTTTTGAATATAATGCATATAACTCAACTCCTGGATACCAAGTTTTATTTAAAGATTCACCATAGATGTTTACTTTTGTTTCATTCATATTAATTTTGAATAAAACAATTGTATTTTGTACAACATCATCTACTAATTCTCTTGCTATACTTTTAAAAAATTCAATGTCTCTTGTTTGTAAAAATTTTGGCATATTATCCTACATATAATTTTAATGGAATTTTTCTTAACATATCTTGATGGTAGTCTGCTTCATTTTTTCTTATTTCAAATTGATTTTTTCTACCTAATTCTTCTAAATTTTCTCTTAATTGAAGTATTAATGCATCTTTTTCAACTTGTGCCTCTGCTCTTAATGCTGCACCATCTAAACTAACTTCTGCATCTGGAATTGGAATAGTCGAATATTTTTCTCTAATTGCACCTAATAATTCTTTAGCAAGTGCAAGAGTATATTTTCTAATCCACTGCTTACCCACCTCATTTATTTTTATATACGGAATAAAATCATATCTAATATTTGAATAGTCAGCAACAACACCATCTTGTATTATTGATGAATTATTTTCAAAAGTATCTCTTTCAAAATATTCATAGTAAATTCTTGCACGAGTTCCGTCAATTGGTGCTGGAAATATTTCTAATTTATTATTTACAATATTAAAAC